CAAAAATATAAAATTTCTCGTGTAAATTTATCTGCGCCTAACTGTTCCACGTCTGCTTGTAATTTGTCTGACGATCCCCAGTAGTCACGCCAGTCTGATTCTTTGTATCCACGTCTTTTATTCTTTTTGCCTTTGAGTGGTGGTTTGGTTGTTTTAAATTTTGCTAGTTTTTTGCCTATGTACTTGCGATCATTTGTTGTATTGGTTATCAGATAGACAAACCCTTCATATTCATCTGGTATAGTGTCTATTTTTTCACCTTGATAAGTCCAATTCATAATTTACTTACCGCAGGTAAGTTCTATTTTGCCTCTTTTTTGGCCTTTTGTATTTCTCTTATTTCTTTATTTCTTGCATCTGCAATATCTCTTACTTTTCTAATGTTTTGCTGTACTTTAAAGTAGGTTCTTACAGATTTTTTTCGTTCCCAAATTTCGTTTGCCTTGAAATATTCCAAATATGCCTTAACTAACTGATCATGTATGTCATCTTCTATCATTATTCTACCACATCTAAATCATTTGCATAGCTTGTAAAGCCATTTTCTTTAATAACTTTAAGAACATGATTAACACGACCTACTAGTTCGTCTTTGTGTGAGATAAGATAGATGTTTTTATCACGTTCTCTGCCCATTTTCTTTAGTACGCTTAGTGAATTTTCAACACCAGCAGTGTCCATACCACTATCAATTAACTCATCAATAAACAATAAGTTGATATTTTGGTATAGGCTTTCCCAAACATCACGGAATGCAAAACTAAGACCTAAAATAAGTCTGTTACGTTCGCCACGTGATAGGTTATCAAAGTCTAGATCTTGTCCTAGCTGAGTAATTTCGACATTTAAGTCGTTTTGGAATTGTACTTGATGTGGTAAACCTAGTTTATCAAGGTAATATGTGAGCCTGTTGTTTAAATATGCAAGATTCTGATCAATAATCTTTTTACGGATAAAACTATCTTTGTTAGTAAGTAGTTTTAATAAAAACTCTTGATGTTCTTTATAACTTGTTAAGTCATTGACAGGAGTCCAATCAATATCTTGCAATGCTGTATCGGTTAAATCGTCTATTTGTGCCTGATAAGGATCTTCTTCTTGCTCTTTACTTAGTAGTGCTTGCTTTAAGTTATCTACGTTGTTTCTATGCTCATATGCTTCTTTTGCAGTTTCATAAAAAGTAGATGGACGACCGTTTATTTCTCCGATTGCTCCCAGTGATTCAGCAACACCTTTGATCTTTTCAGAAATTTCTACTTGATAAGCTAATGCATCTGTAAGTTCTTTAGCTTTACGTGCTTCAATTTCTGCTTTTTTATCAGCATGTAATTCTTGACCACAAGTATAACATACAGCATCTTCTAATTCTGAGATATCTTTTTTGGCCTTTTCAACAGATTTATCAGCACGTTGTTGTGCTGGCTCAAGTGTACTTAATTCCTTTTTAAGAGCCAAAACAGCATTGTTAAGTTCGTTCCAATTTACTAATTTTTCGTGCGCATCAAGTTCTGCATTGATATCAATTTTTTCTAACTCTTCAATAGCAGAATCTAATTTTTCAATATCTGTTTTCTTTTTAGCTTGCCAAGCACGTTGTCTTTGTTTTAATTGTTCGATGCTTACTTCAATTTTTTCATTACTAGATTGTATAGCATTGATTTTTAATGTTTCTTCTGTAATTGCATCTTTAGTTTGTTTAGTTTGTTCTTTAAGCAAGTCCGCTTTTTCAGTTAATATTGTAATACCTAGTAGCTGTTCAATAATAGCACGTTGATCATTTGCTCTCATGCTCAAAAACGGTTCGGTATAAGTGTTTAGAGCTACAATATGCTTAAACATATCATGGCTCATACCTAATAGGTTGTCAATATCTTGCTGTGTTTTGCGACTGTCACCTTGACTTTCGTCAGTAAGTTGTTGTTCTTGATTGTTTATAAAAAACTTTAGTACATTAGGCGAGCGTCCTCTTTCGATACGATAATCAAGTCCGTCTTTTTCAAAATGTAGAGTAACTAACATGCCTTTTGAGTTAGTTTTGTTGATAAGATTGTTACGCTTGATGTTTGTTAATGCTTGTCCATACAAAGCATAGCTTAAAGCGTTAATAATTGTAGTTTTACCTGTGCCGTTGCGTGATCCAGAATCGTCACCTCCTTGATCTAAATTTTCTCCTAGCACAAGTGTCAGCTGTTCTCCACTGAAATCAACTGCTTGGGTTTGATTACCCACACTCATAAAGTTTTTTACGGTTAAATCTTTAATACGAATCATTTATTGTTCTAGTCCGTTGTAAATTTGTAGCAGCATCTTTTTGTCAAAACTATCTGTGTCTAGTTCTGCAATTTCTCCAGCGACAATTTGATCTACGCTTTCAAACTGTGCAATATCGAGGTCAGTTGTAATTTCTTCAATTTGTTTTTTAGGAATTAGTGTTATTTCTCGACAACCGTAATTTCCTATAAAAGTTTCTTTGATAAATTGTGCTTCTTCGTAACTGATCGGTAAGTCTAATGTAACACGTAGATACATTTTACTTTTAACAATAGTATCAGTATTATCTAATAAGTTGCTTAGTGTTACATTTCTGTATTTTGGACAGTTATCCCAATTTAAGTATAACGGTTCTGCATTGTTTTCTCGATCTAGGATCATCATACCTCTGTCGTCATCTCCTGCATCAGCATAATTGTGCGGAAATGCATTTCCGATATAGTGTATTTTTCCTGATTTTTGTCTTTTGTGAAAATGTCCTGAGAACACATAGTCAGGTTCAACAAAGTGTTCTGCCTTTAAATCTCCATGATCTGGCATTTGCACCATTGCATTCATATAGAAACTCGGAAGTTCAAAATGTCCAAAAACATATTTGCTTTTGATCTTAGACATTTTTTTCCATTCGTCACCTACTAACCACGGGACAAGTGTTACATCGTCGATAGTAGTAATTTCATCTATAAATGTAATGCCTGGAATATATCTACTAAATGCTGTTGAGTTGATATCACGCTTGTCTTTGTAGTACAAATCGTGATTGCCATCAAAAAAGAAAAACTGTTCAAAAGCTTGACCTAGTTTTTCCATACAACGTATCGTAGCATCCATAGTAGTAAGGTTAAGACTATTCCTATTATGGTGCCAATCTCCGCAGAAGATACCAGTTTCACAACCGTTGGCTTTTGCTGTTTCTATGTACCAATCGATAAATTCTTCACAATCTTCATTATGAACACGACTGTTGCCTTTTAAACCAAAGTGAATGTCGGTAAAGACAGCTGCTTTTTTAAACAAAGAAAAATCCTCTTCAAATCTGTATGTTAACTATACTACAGAATTTTAACAGTGTCAAGTAGTTTTTTTGTCTTCAACTTCAGGTAAGCCTTTGTCATTAAAAATTGACATACTAGCTTCTTCATTACGTTTTACAGCAGCTTCCCATTCTCCGGCGTGTTGTCTAGTATAACTAGGATTTAAACCATTGCTTTCTAAAATATCATCACGTATATTTTGATTTCGCTTTTCTAAATTAATCACACGCACAAAGCTATTAGTCACAGCAGCGGTATAGTAAGCAAAAGGATTATTAGATTTAGATTCGTCAAACTGCAACCCAATTTGCGAAAGTTGTAGGATAGCCTGCCCCTTCATTTCGTCGTTGTAAGTGTAACCTCGAACATTACCTCTTGTAGCATATCTATCTACTAATTTCATCCACATCATTGCAAGTTTATTTGTTGCCCTGCCATGGTCTTTTGAAAAATGCCCGTTTTCCATACCGCCAGTCCAGTGACTTTTTCCAACACAGATTAATTCATCTTGATCATTAAATTTATAATGATGAAATGGAGGAAAATTTAATTTTGTTTTTGTGTCAGCAACAGTTTTCGGATTCTTTTTACGCCCGGGCTCTTCTGGTATATGATCAAATGTCATAATACGAAATACTAAGTCGTATTTGTCTATTGTTCTGTAGTCAACTTCACACTCGGCTTGCTTAACTTTTTCTCCTGCCATTTTGCGTGATTCATAGTCTGCTTGGCTCATTTTTTTAGCACGATTGCGTTTTGCTTCTGCAACAGTCCTAATATTGACTTTTTCTAAACTTTCTAAGATTATATCATAATTTGCATAATCTGGCTCTGTATAGCTACAAAATGTATTTTTAGATCTATGTATTTCTTTAAGTATGTCTTTGTTATTGAGATAGTTTGTTTTTCTCATAGGAACTCCCATATTTCATTTATTATAATATATGCAGTTTATTTTGTCAACTAAATAATGTATAGGAGACCTTTATGGCTATTTTCAGTGCATTCAATCAAATTCGTAATGCTATCGGCACAGTAAGTAGTGTAGCTAATAGCGTGTCTAGTATTACTAGATCTTCCTCTGCTGCATTTAATCAACTTGGCGTAAGAAGCAATCAACGCCAAGGTGGTATTAATAATGTATTTAACACTGTCAACAGAGTTGCATCTGTTGCACAAGATTTTCAATCAATCGGCAATCTTTTTGCTAACGGGTTTGGCACTAGAACACGGATGTCATCTAATGCATTACAAGGAGTAGTAAATGGTGCAGAACCATTGAGGCCAACTTCTGCTACAGCAGTAATAGCAGACAATAGTATTACAGCTGGCGGGATAGATCCAAATTCAAATGACTGGAGAGTTAGTTTATCTGTTCCTGATGTAATTAAGAATAGTCCTATTTTTGAACCTTTCAAAACGACATCAGGAAAAATGGTATTTCCGTTTAATCCTACAATACTATTTGGTAATAGTGCAAATTATACAGCAATATCTCCTATTCATACAAACTATCCTTATTATGCATATGAAAACTCTCAAGTTGATACTATTACTATTGCTGGAGAATATTTTAGTCAAAATGTAGATGATGCTGCATATTGGATTGCAGTTCTACACTATCTAAGAACTATGACAAAGATGTTTTATGGCGATAGTGAATTGTCAGGAACCCCGCCGCTTTTAACAAGATTAAACGGATATGGTAAACATGTAATGAATAACATACCTTGTGTAATACAAACATTTAGTGTAGATTTACCTTCAGATGTTGATTATATACAATGTGTAGTTGACAATACAGTAGATTACGTACCGACTAGAGCACAAGTAAACGTAACATTGCAACCGCAATACAGCAGATCAAGTCAAAGCAAGTTTGATTTAGTAAAATTTGCAAATGGAAGTTTTGTTAAAAATGATACAGATAACACAGGATTTATTTAATGACACCTAATAAGTTTGGACCATATGCAAAAACAAAAATTAACAGAGCAGGGTATTTAGATATTCTAAATATCATTCCAGTACCTGCCGAAGATAATGATGTATCATACGAAATAACTGCTGCATATCATCATAGACCAGATTTACTTGCATATGATCTTTATGGTAAAAAAGAATTATGGTGGGTGTTTGCTCAAAGAAATTTAGATGTTATAAAAGATCCAATATATGATTTTACAGCAGGTACACAAATATATTTGCCTAAGCTGTCAAATCTTACAAAAACAATAGGAGTGTAAAGTGCCTTTTGGAAGTTTGTTAGCCTCAGGCATTAACAATATTAATAAGATATCTTCTACTGTCAATCAGTTTAACAGCGGATTGACACAAGGTCAGCAAGGTCTAACATCTATAACAAACAATCCAAACAGTCCTTTAAACAATTTAAGAGAAATAACAACACCGTTTGGAGAAATAGATCAAGTTTTTCAAGGTCAAATTGAAAAACTATCTCGATCAAATATCATTCAAGGTGTTCAAGGTGTAAGCAATATATCCAACAATGTAGCAAACAGTCCTACATTAAATGGCATATTTAAAAATGATGCAATCAGTTCTACTCTTAATGGAATTAGACAAAATATTTCAGTTGTGTCTCCTGCATTCGGAGTAGCAGTAGATGCAATTAGTAATGTTTCTAGTGCAGTAAATTTTATATCTGATGCTATAAATTTAGGTTCACAGGCACTATCAGATTTATCTAACTTTCCTTTAGTTGCTGGAGGTAACAGGCCTGATAGTAAGCAAAGCATTTTTCTTACAAGATCTGACACTGGTGAAGCAGCAGTTTTACCTAATCCTCTAAGAGAATATGCAAGTTACAATTATATAATAGAATTAGCAGTTCTTAGTCCGGGTCAACTTAATTCACCAGAAGATTCGTATAGAGTAAATTTAACAAATAGTATACTAAGAAGCGGTGGCGGCAATCTAAATCGTAGGGTCACAACATTTGATGAAGATACGTTTGGATCTCATGCAGAATATTTTATTGATGATATTGAAATAAATGCACTAATGACGCCTAATAAACAAACTGGTGTTACTCAGGGAACAGGATTAGAATTTACTGTTACAGAACCTTATAGTATGGGTAAATTTTTAGAAGCACTACAAATTGGTGCTTTCCAGGCAGGTTATGACAATTATATAGAAGCACCATTTGTGTTGAAAATAAGCTTTATAGGTTTTGATCAAAATGGCAATGTGAAGTCAGATCTTGCCGCTCCTCCGAAATTTTTTCCTATAAAAATTACAAATATTGACTTTGATTTAAAAGGTGAAGGTTCTTATTATCAATGCAAAGGTATACCTTACAATCAAATAGCATTACTCACACAAACATCAGTAGTAAGAACTGATGTTACCTTAAATGGCAGAACGCTTGTAGAAGCACTTGAAACAGGAAATCCTAATACTCCTAATATACCATCTTTGACAAAAGTACTAAATGATAGATCTGATACGTTTGTATCAGCTGGTGTGTATACTACTCCTGATAGATACATTATAATGTTTCCTACAGATTCACAAGGTGCTACAGCAGTAGTTAGTGATGCAAGAGACCTTAACTTTTCAGGTGTAAATAGTGCAACACAAAATGTAACAATTGATCCAGGATTAGCAAGCGCAGCAGGAATTAGTGCAACTCAAACTGTTTCTGTTCCTGAAGGCGGTGTATATGCAACACTTAAACAATATGCAATGAATAATGTAAATAAAATTGGTAAAAGTGTAATAATAGATAATATTGCACAAGATGGCGATCAAAATTTTGCATCTCATTCAGGATCATATGACGAAGCTGGTTTAAATTTAAGACCTGAAGTACAAGCCGAAGCAGATGAAACTGCAAGAAATTATATGTACACACAAAACACAGCTATTCCTGCAATTATTGAAGATATGGTAATAAACAGTGAATATGGAAGAGCATTATCAGAACAAAACGCAGCAGAAGAGGGTTTAAAAGAGTGGTTTAGAATTGAAACACAAGTGTTTCTTGAAGAAGATCCGTATACTCAAGCAGCTAAAGGAACGCCGCCTAAAATTTATGTCTACAGTGTTGTTCCTTATTTTCCTGACGAATCTAGATTTCAAGGTCCGAGCAGACGATCATCAAATACTGCAAAATTAAGAAGTCTAGCACTTAAAGAATACAACTACTATTATACTGGAAAAAATGAAGATGTTCTAGATTTTAACATTAATTTTAAAACAGCATTTTTCCAAAATCTATTTGCAGATCTAGGACAACACAGTGCAGCATTTAGATCAGGCGTCAGCGGCGAAACAATTAATGTTGGTGAAGTAGCATATACACAACTTGCAACACCCGCTAGTAATATACAAAGTAGTGGCGAATTAAGTGAGCCGGGCGTACCTATTGAAGAAATTATAAAAAGCTCTGATAGTGTAATGGGAGGCACTAGAACTTCTCAATCTGTTGCAGGTAAAAGGGCAATTGCTCAAGCATTTCAAGATACGCTTATCAATAGCAATGTTGATCTTGTAAATGCAGAAATGGACATTTGGGGAGATCCTTTCTTTATACCAGAAAGTGGAGTAGGAAATTACAATGCTGCTCCTAGTGGTATTAATCCTAATTTAACAGCAGATGGAACTGTTACAGGACAGCATTCGGATGTTTTTGTCAATGTTAATTTTAGAACACCATTTGATTATAAAGGTGAAAAAATGGTTTTCAGTAATATTGTAAAGCCGTTTAGTGGCATTTATATGGTTACAAAAATACGTAACCGATTCAGCGGCGGCAGATTTACACAGTCCTTAACAATGATACGAAAGAGAGGACAAAACGACGAAGGTACTGGATTTACTGATGTAATTACAACTGGAAATAAACAAGTTCTAACAGATCAACCTGCACAAGATATAGGTACTTCTGGTAATCCTAATAATACTGGAGCAAGGCGCCGTTTTTCAATCGGATATGGTTCTGGACAAGTTGATCCAGCACTTGCAAGAGCAGCTGGATTATCTAGTGGCACTGGTGCTAATGGCGAATCTGTTCCTGTCATTGGATATGGAATAGGACAAATTGACCCGGCACTTGCAGCGGCAGCCGGTTTAACGACTTCGAATAATGCTGCTCCTCCTACAATTGGATACGGAGCAGGACAAATTGATCCTGCATTAGCACGGGCTGCTGGTATTAACAGTACAATATTAAATTCTAATCAATCTGTAGACATTGGTTATGGC